CCCATATTTTCAAGACCGACGCCTGCGTCCGCCTCAAACATTGTTGGATCAAACTGGATTATGTCCGCAGATTTTTTCACTGCTACTTCTGTCTTTTCAGCCATTTTATTTACTCCTTTTGATGATGGCACGTTGGCCGACGTAGGCTCCGAATAACTCCATTGGGAAGTCGTCACCATTCTCCACACGTTCCTTGACAAAGGCACGAAGCGTCGATGGGTGGATACTCGTGTCTTGTTCCGCAAAGAAACCTTCTTTTTCTGCAAAGGCTTTGAAAGCTGACGCCTTGTCGTCTTCGCCTCTGCCAAACGTACACGCAACGGTATTTTTAACGATATCGTCATATCCATTCTCCCGAAGCCACTCATAAGCGGCCGGTCTATTATCTACGAGGATAGATGCCCCGTAGGTTGGCTTGACTGAGATTTCAGAACCATCATCAAGCTTCATGCTGGTCAAACCGATTTCGGCCAGCATTGTTGGCAAGTCTTCGTCCGTCATTTTCATCAGAGCGCGTTTTTCCGCCTTGAGCTTTTGCTCAAGTTCGGCAACGGTTTCTTCTTGATCTCGGATTGCTCTTGCCATTCCGGCGACGGTAGTGAGGTCGCCTTGGTCCAGTTTTTCAACTGATGAAGCTAACTTTTCTTCAAAGTCTGCTTCCATTTGGTCTACTATATTGCTCATCGCAATCTCCTTTTTTAAAAGACACGTTTCCGGTCTTGACATCGACTTATATAATCGTATATAAACGCATAGTCAAGGAGAAAAGCACATGCGGGAATATAAATTTAAAACCAAACCTTTTGACCACCAGATGAAGGCTTTGAAAGATTCGTGGGCCGCGGACTATTACGCGCTGTTCATGGAGATGGGAACAGGCAAGTCAAAAGTAGCCATTGATACTATTGGCGCTTTATATAAGGCCAAAAAAATTAGTGCGGCGTTGATCCTAGCGCCTAAAGGCGTCTATGACAACTGGGTACAGGGAGAAATACCAACGCACCTTCCCGACGACATATCACGGCTGGTAGTGCGCTGGACGCCGTCCACGTCTAAAACATTTCAAGAAGAGATGAAAGCACTCGTGTACGATCCATTCGAGGGCATGAAGATATTTGTTATGAACGTAGAAGCGTTGTCCACGCCGCGTGGTACAAAAGCGGCGTATGCTTTTCTTTGTAAAAACCCTTCTAACATAATGGTGGTTGACGAAAGCACGACAATTAAAAACCGTAAAGCTACGCGCACCAAGAACATTATGATGCTGGCTAAAGACGCTAAGTATAAACGTATCTTGACAGGGTCACCTATTACTAAATCCCCAATGGATTTGTACAGTCAATGTGCGTTCTTGTCCCCCAATGCGCTTGGCTTTAGTAGCTACTATTCGTTTCAGAACCGGTACGCGCTTGTGCAAAAGCGCACGATGGGCACTCGCGCCTTTCAGGAAATTGTAGGGTATCGCCGTTTGGACGAACTCAATTTAAAACTAGACCTGTTCAGTAACCGTATACTCAAAGAACACTGCCTTGATCTTCCGGACAAGATGTACATCAGGCGGGACGTTGCGCTAACCGATGAACAGAAACGCGTGTATACGCAGATGAAAAAACTGGCGCTGGCTAAGTTGGAAAACGGAGAGCTAGCCACAACGTCTAGTGTCTTGACGCAAATTATGCGCCTTCAGCAAATATGCTGTGGGTTTTTGCAGCCAGACGAGGGCGAAATTGAATTGTTAGAAAACAACCGGCTAAAAGAATTGCTGGAAATAACAGACGAGTTACAGGGAAAAGCTATCATTTGGGCGTCGTATACACACGACATTCAACAGATATCTTCTGCCCTGCGCGACCGCTTTGGGCCCGAAGCGGTCGCAACCTATTACGGAGCTACACCACAAGATGAACGTCAGGAAATTGTAAATAAATTCCAAGACAAAGACAGTCCGCTCCGTTTCTTTGTGGGTCAACCGCGGACAGGGGGCTACGGGATCACCCTGACCGCGGCTAACACAATGATATATTACAGTAACAGCTACGATTTGGAAATACGGTTGCAGTCAGAAGATAGAGCTCATCGCATCGGTCAGGCAAACAAAGTCACATATATTGACCTTGTTTCGCCGAACACGATAGACGAAAAAATACTAAAAGCACTGCGCGGAAAGATAGACCTAGCGGGCAAGGTTTTAGGCGAAGAAGTACGCGATTGGCTTGTTTAGCGCCGAAACGGAAGCATTGACCCTATTCCAGACCGCATAAACCGCATAAGCCGCGGGTCTTGCCGGGGGCGGCGTTGTTGCCTTTGCCGGAAAAGCATCTCCATAAAACTTTCCGCGTTAGGCTGGGGTGCAATAGAGAGCCCTTGGGGCACTCCGGGAGGTGCAATAGAGAGCCCTTGGGGCACTCCGGGAGGTGCCACCGGCTCTTCAGTAGGCATATCCCCCGACATCGGGCCATAAGTATTTCTGAAGAGGTTTTGTTGCATCATGCCGGGAGGTGGCGTAGGCTCTGGCATGCTCCCAAGCATGCGCTCACGCATAGGAGCAGGCATGCGCTCAAGCACCGCGGGGGGAATATTAGGTGGTGCCATGCGGTCTCTCATAGGAGCAGGCATGCTCCCAAGTATGCGGTCTCTCATAGGAGCAGGCATGCGCCCAAGTATGCGGTCTCTCATAGGAGCAGGCATGCGATCAAGCACACTTCTTGCTTCTTCCGACCTACGGTTACGGTTGTACTGGTCGGGAATTGGAGGCATAGGCTCTGGGTTTGAGGGCAGGCTCTGGGGTAAGCTGGATGGCGGCATTTCATCCGGGCCGCCCCTTTTCGAGGCTCGCCTTAGCGCTCTAGACATTAATCCAACATTCATTACTCTACTGCCCATTTTTTTGTCCTCTTAAACTAGAATAAATCTTTAAGTTTATCTATAGCGCCCTTAAACTGATCCCCTACATTCTTATTAATGTTTATAGTGTCCGAAAAGACTGGGGTTGAGCCGCTAGCATCCTTTACCACGTTTCTTCGTTCAGATATAAGTTGCGCGGGTTGAGACCTATCAAAAACGCCCGGAGTGGAAATTATCGCGCCCGGATGCATGTTATTCAAACCTGCGAGTGATTCCGACGGATATGCGCTTCTTCTATTTTTATACGATAGTATGTCCTGTAGCTGGTTCCTAGCAAGGTCCCCAACAAAAACTTCGTTCCGGGGGTCCGTTTGTGCGGTATACCCCATCAACTGGTCCTCCCGCTGGGTTCTATCAATTAAAGACCCTAGCCCGCTTGTCTCATAGGCAGGCCTCTCCAAACGGCCAATGCCGCCTAAATAATTACCTACCAGTTTTTCGTTAGCATGCATTATTTTTGCTGCGTAGGGGTTGTCAATCGGGCGGTCATCATACCCCGTAATCGACTGTTGCTCCGGTCTCTGAAAGGGGTTGACCAAGTCTGGTTGCGTAGAAACAGGGGTTCCAAAAGTTTCTTTTTTTTGAAGCACGCCTGCGTTATTAGCCCCATATGACCTGTATTGTGGCAGTTTTTGGATAAAAGACCTTAGTTCGCCGGGGTTAGTTGGCAAAGCGGTCGGTTCGCCGCCTATGTCGTAAAGGTCCCCCAGCTCTGGGTCCCTACCTAAGAAAACGGTTTCGTCGCCAGAAATTTTGTCTATATTTTCTAGTAGTTTGTCCCGTTCGTACTTTGTAGCGTTTATACCCTCTTGCTCTAACCGAAGTTTTAATACAGCGTCTTTCTGTTCGTCCGATAGAACGCTTGCTCCGGAAAGAGGAGAAAGAGTGTTTTTTGGCGGGGTGTAAACGTCGTCTCTGTAAACACCTTTGGAATCTTTGTCGAGGCCTAACTTAATTGAGGGGTCTAGCTGACCGGGCTTGAAGTTTAGGTCTTTTTTTAATGCTTTACGAGTAGCCATCTGCTCTTGCTCGGAAAGACTATCAAACCAAGCTCGGCGCTCTTGATACGGTTGGCCTGTTATCCAGTCACTTAATTTTCCATCAGTGATAGACCCGATCTTATCTTCGGCGGCTTTCCATTCAGCGGCGGCCTTTTCTTGGGCGCGCTTTTCAGCGGCCTTTTCTTTAGCGGCCTTTTCAGCGGCCTTTTCTTTAGCGGCTTTGTCGGCTTTTATCTTTTTGAGGGCGGCGTTCTTACTCGCTTGGTTTAGCTTATTATTTTTTTCAGTTGCACTTAGCTTCGACCAGTTAGCAAGTGTCATGCCGACTCTTTTGGCTTTAGCGGCGTCGCCAGATACAGTTTCAACGGCGTCCTTGGCCTTTGTCGCGGCTTTCTTAGCACTCACTCCGATTTTTTTTAAGCTACTGCCCATTTGCTGCCTCCATCGAAAAAGACCCTGTTTTTAGCCCAGCAACAAACCCCGGACGCCTGTTTTCCATGCCGCGCATAAAACGCCAAGGGCCGGTATGCCCGGCACTCTTGCAACGCTGCATCAGTTTTCTTTGCGTAAACCTAGCTACTTCCATTGCGTTATTATACGGCGCTATCAGGTCCATCACGTATAAAGTACCATCTTCTGGTTTATTTTTCCATATGTCTTTAGGAGAAGACAGGTCCCACTCGTATACGAACTCTTCTTCTTCCTCTGGCGTCAAAAAGGTATACGAAAACATCCCCACTGGTTTTTCCTGTTTATACATTACAAATAACCGGTCTGCATCTATAGCAGGTAAGATAACGCCGTCAATTTCCTGTAATGAGTAGCCGCAGTGATAGTCCGACACTAACATTAAATCTAAGACATCTCTCAACATTACAGTAGCCCGCCAATACCCTGCTGACGGATCATCCCTGATGCAAGATCATTAGGGAACAGCGCCGCATATTGCTGCCGGTTTACAGGGCCACTAGGTGCGGGGGCCGCGGGCGGCGGAGGTGGCGGCGTAGCCGACGCAAGAGTGGCGGTGGGAGGTTCCACTCGTTGCGTCGGAACTGAAAGACTAGCTCGTTGGTCGGGCCTAATTAGGCCCGGAGAAACATCTGGGGTAACGGGTACTGTCCCGTCTTGACTAAGACCCGGCATCATCGGTGTTGGCGGAGCAGAGCGTTTAGCTTTTTGCTCGTTATAGCGTTCTTGTGCTGTTGCTCCGATAAACCCGGCACGATTTAAAGCAGAACGAAGCCTGTCTACTGTCGGCAAATACTTCGGCGTATTTGGAGTATATGACTTCATAAGTGCTTTAAAAATCTCCGGGTTTAAAGCAGCTTCTATTAACAAGTCTTTCTGTTTTGAAGCAGGCACGTCCACAAAAATGTCCATAACTTCTCTGCCAATTATCATGGGTTCCGCGAGACCTTGCCCCGTTCCCGGAGCAGCCTGCGTTGCTTCACGACCGATACGTAACCCAGTAACTTTTACGAAAGCGTCAAAACCTCGGTTAAGAAGAGGCAACGGTAGTTTTGTTGTTTCGGCATCTGGGTCCCGAGTGCTTAGTTGAGCCCGTTTAGTTTTAATGCCTTCTTCAGACAAAATATTTAAACGTATCGCAAACCCTTCGTCCACAATTCCTTCTTGACGTAAAATTTCTAGTGTAGAAGGCTGACCTCTAGATAAAGGCATATTAAGAAACTGGTTAAACTTAGCGAAATCAAAAGTTTGTTTACCCGCGTCGTTCATACCGGAAGCAAAAGTATATGCTCGGTCAATAATCATGTTTCGTAAGCCATTTTTAGCCCCGGGGAACTTACTTTCAGCCCTTGTGACGTTTCGGATAAGTGTGCGAAGTCCCTTCGCCGGATTGTCTGGTCTGTTTCCGGGGGAACCTATGGTTATACCAATAAGTTTATTAGGATTAGTGTCCGACCCAATGGCGTTATAAAAACTAATTTCTTCCGCCAACCGTTCTTGAAAAGCGCCCTCTTTTGGAATGTTGTTACCAAGAGGACTACCTTTCACCGTCCCAGACCGAGGATCACCTGTTAAAGCAATACGCTCGTCCATTAAATTTTGGGCCGCCCGAACGTCCTCAAGGTCTGCCTGAAGTTCCGGCATTAAAGGCAATACGTTTTTGTATTCTTTTTTAAAATTGTTCAATTTTTCAATTGACACACGACCGGTGGTAGCATCAATGATCTTTTCATACGCAACACGCATTAAATCTTCTTGCGCCGCCCGCATTGAGCCTATTTGCCCGGTCAATGTTTCGGCCATGTCTGCGTTCGCATTATTCGCAGCAAATACCATAGCATCTTCTAGTTGTGAATATTTTAAAGAAGTAGCATCACCCCCACCGCTAAAAGTTGCCTTAGACAAAAGCTCTGGCATGATACGACGAGCACCGGTCTTATTTCTAGACAACACGACGTTTGGAAAAGCTCGAGAAAAAACGTCGTTTAACGACCGTGAAAAATCAAAAGCTTGCTGAAGCGCCGTTTGATTTTCAGTAAGTTGTACGCCCTCTGGAACTTTAATCCCAAAATCGTCTACAATAGCATCGGCAAGATCAGAATAAAAATGAGCTTTTGAAAAGTTATTCGCTGCCGTAGCGTCCCGAGCTAGCCCCAGTAATTTAGAGCGACCATTCATCAACTCTTTTAAAGTAATAGTGCTATCGAAGCCTTCGGGCGGAATTGCCTTTTGACTTTTTAAGTCGCTTATTTCTAGGCGGCCATTTAAAATTTGAGCTTTATTTCTTAAAACGGTAAGCTGCCTGTTACGCTCCGGAGCTTTTATACTAAATTTTGTTAAAGCGTCATCAGCTTCAAGGGCCCGAATGGCGTCTTGAACTTCAAATAGCTGCTGTTCTGGAACCGCATCAGCAGAAATCCTAGCATTTACCGCAGCCACACTATCCGGATTGGCGGCGTTAATCGCAGCTATCGAATCGTCAGCTTTGTTAATTCTAGAATTAATCCGGGTTATTTTTTCCGCGTTTGCCTCTGCCGCATCAACAGACTCTCCGCGGGTTTTATACACAATACTACGAACCACATACGGAACAGTAATCCCAAGCTCTACTAAATCGTCTTCCATGTTAGTGAAAGCTTCCGTTAAATTAGGCGCGCTAACCACCTCAGACCCGTCAATGGCGTCATAATATTGTTTTTCCACGCCGCGCATTTCCTCGATAGCTTTTGCCGTGAGGGCCTCTATCCTAGCGCTGGCCTTCATACTTGCTTCTTTGTCATCGGGGGCCACCTTTTGGTTTAGACGCATAACCGAGGCATTTACATCATCCAGCCGCTGGATAATAATTCCGTCCATAAGTTTTTTACGCAGAACCGCTGCTTGCGAAACCAAAGATGGATCGCCCGTAGCGTTTAAGATATCGACTAAGTTAGCTAGATTGGCATAATCCCTAGCCAAAGCGTTTCTAATGGTTGGCCCATACGCAGGGTCTTTAGCTAACGTAGATAAAAGTTTATATAGAGCAGGAGAACCAGTAACTCCGGCAGTGGTTCTGCTAGGCATGTCTACACCAAGATCGGTGGCTAATTTAGCTACTGCCTCTTGGTTTTCTAAAGATTTTAAAAGTTGTTTTGGGTCTTCACCGTTTTCAGCAAGCCATTTCCCCAAAGCTTGACCTTGACGGCTTTCCCTTCCTTTTTGAGAAAACACGGTTTGTCCGATTGCCTTAATTCCCTTTCCAAGGGTGTTAATCGTATAGTCTGCTACAGCCACAGGACTAGCAACTCCGCCAGCAGTTTCCGCGGCGAATCGAACCATTTCATTTCCCGGATATTTTTGTTCAGAAAGAAAAGCTCCGTAAGATGCGCCTCCTACACTAGCGGCCTCCGTCCTGTAAAAAGTTGCCGGTTTTTCTACCGAAAGGCGCTGCATACGCTCAATGGGCGTTTGCTTAAACTGTTGCAGCGCAAACTGATTTCGCCCGTTTAAGTTTGCAATATTACGGGAAAAGCTCCAAGTCCCCGGTACGAAACGACCAGCCGTTAATCCGGGCATTAACACAAAAGGTACACTTGCTCCTCCGGTATACCCCATTTCCCCGTAAGGTCTAACACTTGGAACGTAAGGGTCTTCAGAAAACAAAGCACCCGAAATTGTATCTCCGCCTATGTAACCAGCTAAAGTCCCAAGTGCTCCCCCGGCAGGAGCCGTGAGCCACGCTACGGGACCGCCGAGCAGTCCAATTTGAAAACCCATATAACCGCCACCAGCCGCTGGGCCCATCTCAACGAGGCCTCTAGCCGCTTCTTGTGCTATTGCCCCTAGAGGCCCTACCTCTTGAGCACGAGTAAGTTTTGCCAAAATTTGAGCGTCAGAAAGACCTCGACTTTTTGCAGTCTGGTAATCTTTCATGTTTTGTTCAACCCCGCCGGTAGACGGGAAGTTTTTTAAAACGTAGTTTAAAACTTGCTGGTCAGTCTTGCCCTGTAGGGCAGCTTTGCCCACATTAAAACTTTCGCGGAAAAGTTCCTGTTCTTTTTTTATGTCTTGAAGCCGCTGCCTAGAAGGCCCATACCCGGGGTCTCCCGGCTGCACCACGTTTGATGCCGGAATAATTTCAGCCTCAATGGGTGAAAACACACTCGGTAATGCGGTTTCCGAAGGAGTATTTTCTTCCGCGATTAAAGCTTTTTGCTCATCAATACTAGCCATTATTCGCCCCACCCATTAAAAATCAAATAAACCCTGCATATCCACGTCGGGATCGGCGCTACCGCCTTCTGTCTGATACCCTTTCGCCAACAACGAGTAAGCGTCCGCTGTAGCAGACAACGTGAAAATATCCCGTTTAATTTTTGCCGCTCTAGGGGGTGATACCGAACCGCTAGTTAGCTCTCTAGACAACGAACCTATGTCTCGATTTAAGTATGCAATAACGCCCTCTACCTTGTTAAGCGCTGTTTGATCTCCCTCTGTCCAAGCTCCCGGAGTAGGGAACATAGCTTCAATTTTAGCTTGAAACTGTGCGTTTTCTTTGCCGGGTTGAGCGGCTAGGATAGCAGCCACTGTTGTTGTGTTTAAATTTGCTAGCAACAAGGCGGCTTTTGAAGATGCTGGAAAAGGCTGTCCGAATATAGGTAAAATAGTTTCAGCCGTGCGGTTCATCGCGTTCTTAAATGCAGTTGGAGCTCCTGTCGCTTGATCCGGATCAATGGCCGCTATTAGAGACTCGTAGGTAGTGTCTCTAATATCAACCGGCTGCCCGGTAGCATCCAATTTAGGTAAATCTAACGGGATGTCAAAAACGTCCTCTTTTTTCTCTCCTGAGTCTTTAGCCGAAGGAAGTTGTTGGCTTATTGTAGGATAAGAAGCCCCTCTTTCTTTACGCGCCTCAATTGCTTTCAACCAACGGTCGGATAATTGACCGCCTTGAATTTTTACGTAAGCGCCTTTACCACCATTTGGATCAACTGCTTCTGGGTCCCAAACACTTTGCTCGCTCGTGTATTTAGGGATAATCATATTCAGCATGTTTTCTTGCTCTTCGCTAATGTTTCCTGACGCATATTTATCAGCCAACTCGGTAGCATTGGGTCCTGCTAGAATTGTAGTTATTTTACCTTCTAGTCCAGTACCAAACATATTAAGGTTCTGTGCCGCGGCTTTTAGGTCTAATTCGCGTTCATCTAGACCAAGTTTGTCTTCTGCAATTCTTTCTTTACGCGCCTCAATTTGTTGCGCGAGTTGTAGATTTTTGTCTGCGCGAGCTTGATCGAGGGCTGAATTAAGAGTGTCCAGTTCAAGCTGTTTTTGCTTAATCGCATCAGAGTTAGCTGCAAGCTCTTTTTGAACCGTGAGCCGTGAGTTTTGCAACGCGGTCTGTTGTCCATAAAGAGTGTCAATTTTCTTTATTTCAAACTCTTGCATTACACCAAGTTTTGTAAGCTCCACGTCGCCTCGTAACAAAATGTTTTTCTGTTCCAACTCATTAGCCAAAACTCGGCTTGCCTCGTCTCCCGCTTGCCGCAAGTTTTCAATAATTATACGATTTTCTTGTACAAGGCTTTCTTGAGCCTCGCGATTTGCTTGTTTTTCAGCCTCAAGCTTCGATGCACCTTGTTGTTTTAATACTTCAACTCTTTCTTGTCGCGCAGTATCCAGACGGCTTTGAAGGTCCATTGCGGCAAGTTTTTGATCTCCCTCAAGTCTTGTTTTAGCTAAGTCAGCCGCGGCTTTAGCTTCTGCGGCCAAACCAGTTTCAGCGGCACCCAACGCTGCCAGCTTCATCTGGGTGTCTCTACCTTCTGCGGCCTGTTTAGCTTTAAGCTGTTCGCCTGCACGAGCGCCAATGGTCGGTAAAAGCTTCGTTTGTTGCGCTGCTCTAGCCAATCTCTCCGCGGGAGTTAGGCCACGAGGCTCATCTTCCATTGGGCCAGAAAAAGCCAAGGCCGTGTTTGCAATATCAAACAGTATTTGAGCTTGCGTCATTTTGCGCTGATCTTCAAGCGCAGCACTTTGATCCCCCATAATCGACTGGTACAAGGGAACCTTTTCCGCGTACAACTCACCAAGACGGCCAGCGGCTGCAATCGGGTCCCCGCCCTCCTGCATCATTACGACCGGCTGGTTGTCGCCGCGGCGGACCAGCCCGCCTTGGTTAAAATTTGCGGGTGGTGTCTGACCAGCCCCCATCATTGCGGGGTCCATCATAGGGCCGGGGGCCGCGGGCTCTGGTGGAGGAGCCACAGTAGACATAATGCCTTCCGCCATCGCGCCTTCTACAGGCTGCGTCATCTCCTCCGCGGCTAATTCACCAATGCCCTGATCTATCGAAGACATCAGTATTGCGGGCTGCACTAGCGTTAGAACAGACTCAGGGGTCTGCATTGCGTCTTCTTCGCCAACAAGCTGAGCTAGTTCTTCATAGCGCTGTTCTATGGGGGCGTCGTCTCCGCGGAGAGCATTAATTACAGTTTCGTAATTTTCCGCGTCGTCCAAGTTTCCTAATTGATCTGACGCGTTAGTTATAAACTGTTCAAGCTGAGCAGGATCAATGACAGAAGCCCCCATTGTTTCCGCTTGCCCCTCGTCGATAACCGGACCACCGTTAGCAAACATTTGCCGCTGTAACACACCTCTATTCATTAAAATAACCCCGCTTTTGATGCGCCTGCCGCAGCGGACAGACCACTTATACCAAGACCTAAGTACTGTTGGAAAGGAGAAACACTAGGCGCGGTAGACGCCGTTAATGTAGATTGACTGGTTGGTGCTCCTTTGTATACATCGGAAAGATATCCCAGTCGTTGATAGGGCTCATACAGTTGAGCCATATCATTTTGCCGCTGAGCATCAAGAACGGCTTGATCCAAAGCTTGCTCCTGCTTTCCAAAGTCATACTGCGTTAAGATATCTTTCAGACCTTGAGACTGTGCCTGTTCGCCTAAAGCTGCCTGACGAAGTCCTAGTGTGCCAAGAGCTTCGCCCTGAGCTCTTTGAGCCTGTTGCGCTTGAAGGAAGTTTTGAGCCTGAGACTGCGCCAAAGCAGACGCCATGTTTCGCTGGATTTCTGACTGTTGCACCTGTGCACGGCTGCCCCCATACGCACCTGCGCCAATCGCCTGCGCGGCCGCCTTGTTATACTGCGGCTGATATCCCCTGATTATTTCTTGCTGTATTGCCTCTTGGAAGGGGTTCATAAAAGCGCCAATACCGCCTGGGTCGATAGCTGTAGCTGCGTCGCCTAAAGTATATGCCGCCTCCTGAAGGTAAGGCTGATACCCTCCTATTCCGCCATCTTGCGCGGCACCGACAGAAGCTAAAGCGTAGTCTTGAAGCGCGGTTGTGTCCGCGATTTTTTGAGTCGGCAGGTCTCTCTGTTGCCGCTGTCCAGTTTTTAATTTATTGTCTTCGTCGTAGTACTCATACGACTCCATAAGGGGGTTACCCGATTCGTCATACTGTAATAGACCAACCGGTGTCTCACTCAACCTTTTAGCTTCTTGTAAAAGGCCAAGTTTGTAAGCTTCAATATCGGGGGCTTCCCGAACTATCTGTACTGTTTCAGCCATTATGCAAACGCCTTCCCACGCGCTTCAAGATTTCGCATTAAATCATACATTCTGTTAATACCCTGCCTGTTATCCCCATTTCCCAAGCCTTTTACAGCATTGGTGGTCATAACAAATTCCCCCGGCATAAGCATTGCTTTAACACTATCCCGACCAGCTACGCCCTCGTCAGGCATTATACCACCATTTCTTCGAGGAAAAATAGGGCCTCCTTGCGCCGCGGTTACGGGCTCAGTATCCTGATATCCGTAAAGGTATTCCATTAATCTCGGGTCTCTAGGCCGAACCAGAACGGGGCCTCTTGAGCCGTAAGAACGGTTTGGATCAAGCCCATAATAATCACGGTCCGCCGCCAAGGTTTCTTCGCCAGTTGGGCCAAGCATTTCAGAAAGGTCTTCCTGTTCGGGAGCCGTAAACATGCCCCCGGCAGCGCCTGCGCCTAATGCAAGGGCCGCCCCGGGCCCGAAAGTGCGAAGCAATCCCGGAGCCTTTGTCGCGGCATCCGCGGCAAGTTGTTTCGCCATCGCTAAATCCATTGTCGGGTTTGCTTGAATAAAATCCGTGGCCGTCGGAGTTTGCGTATTAGGCATGAAGATGTCGCCCATTGATTCGGTAAATGAACGGCCCTCTCCAAAGTTAAAGGCATCTTTTAGGGCATCCCCAACGCTCGGAGTTTCCATGTATCCGGACGGTTGTTTTAAGGTGCTCATGTCAAAGGTGGAAGCACTTTCAACCGGGGCATAAGCTTGACCGTTAAAAGTAACTGTATCTGAGGGCAAATTAGCTCCTGTGCGGAAAGGCCTAGCACCATCAAAAGTATATGGTGTTTTTGGTGTACCACTAAGGCTTGTTGCCTGCGAAGTTACGTCTGTCACGGCGGTTTTAGCTTGATCCGGCGTAACTGTGTAGTTAGAGGTATCAAAAGTCTGTACCTCTGGGCCAGAAAGCTGAGCGCCTTCTGTCAGTGCCTTGTATGAAGTGCCGCCCTCCGCAGTAGGACCTGCACGTAAGTTATTCATAGAGGCCCCCGAGAAATCACCGGTAAAGGCTCTACCCACACCTTTTAAACCTTCGGTAAAGTTTGCAGGGTTAGCCGCGCTAGAAATCCCTTTAAAAAACTCGCCGCCGCTTAATTTACTACCTATACCTGCCGTTAACGCGCCCGTACCGGCTCCAATAAGGGCTGCCTTAAATGCATCTTTGACGTCACCCGTTTGAATCAAGGTGCCAATTCCGGAACCTACCGCACCCGCCCATATCGGACCCATAAACGGAGCTAGAACCATTGGCAGAACAACAGGAGCTACTTTCTTAACAACCTTTACAACAGATTTGCCAATTTTTTTGGCCCCTCTGGATATTTTTTTAATTGTTTTTTTAAGCCACCCAAATTCGGGTAAGCCTGTTTCAGGGTTGATTGAGTTAGAAGAAGAGCCCACTACATACTGTTCTGGGTTCTCAACACCTAGCTCACGCAAATGATTGAAGATGGACTCTTTCATTTTAGGGTTGTTTTCAATCAGCGGCAACGGGATAACAATTTCCCCGCTAGCAACGTGAGCAATAGTGTCGTCCCCGCCACGGCCATACGAAGCCATGCGAGCAGCTACATCCCCAAACTCGGCTATGCCTGTTTTACCGAAAGCCTCGTCAGCTTCTTGCCGCTCCAGTGCCTCGAGTTCCTCGTCTTCCATGTAGAAGTCGGCAATACCGCCGTCGGGGACCATCAATTTATCGTCTTGTACTGCTGCTTGCGCCATGATATCTAACTCTCATACTCACATAGTTTCTGTAATATACAGGTTTTTTCCTTATTCGTCTATCACGGGGCTATTTTTATAGTTCCCGCATCGTTCCATAGTTCTCCCGTTGCCAACCCCGTTGCGCTGGTAGGTAAATCAGTAAGTTGCAGGGTAGCGGCTACCAGTGCCCCGGGATTTCTTTCCTGCGAAATAAACACTTCAAGTGCTCTAATTACGTCTTGCATATAGGCAAAATCGTACTCCATCGGCGGGTCCGGTATTCTAGGTGCCGGTACACCTGTCCCACGAGCATTCGACACTATCGCCTCCCGTCCTGACGGATATCAACTCTTGGAGCACCTAACCGCCATCTGGAGCCAAGCGCATCAGACTCTACTCGCAAAGCAAAAGACCTACCCCTAGTACGAATATACAGTTGTTTTGTATACTCTTCCACAGGGCTTACTTGAGTTCTTGTGGTAACCGCCGAACCCGTATTTCCAAAATCTTCCCCCGGAAAATCCCTAGATTTTACCGTAAAAGTTGCCTGCGGAGAGGACGCCCCGGTAGACCCCACAAAGGTCAAGTCCGGAATTACTCTTCGGATGTAAGCAAAATGGTCCCCGTCCCCAATGTCAATGACAGAGGACTCAATAAAGGAGTTCATAGCACTACCGTCGGCATCATACCCAAACTCGTGATTATATAGATACCCGGTATTATCGGTAGCTAACGGATATGCTCGGGTCCCCTTGTCTATCCACGCTGTTCTGTTCAACTGCCCAAAGTACCATATCTTCTCTAGATAGTTATAAACAACATACCTGTTGTTAAAAGTAGAACCTGTAGAGGGGTAAAACCAAAATACTTCGCTAAATTCTGCATTAACCCCCGCAACTACTTTAGTTAGCTGCTCAAGATTTATATCCGTAAAGACCTTGTCTTTGACCGTACACGGCAACTGTCCTGTTTGCCCCGCATAGACGTAAAAATTGTCTAGCCCCATCCAGAACACATAATCTTCAGTAGCCGCGGCAGCATTGGGACCCGCAATAGATATGTTCGTAGCAAGCTGAGTGAGACCAAATGTATACGGCACACCAATATAACTCATTGAAGTTATTGAAGTGTCCGTCCAGATAAGGATTTCCCGTTTTGTTTCTAGGGCGGTAATAAACTCGGAGCCTGCGCCTAATCTTAGGTCACCCGCTGTATTAGTTGCAGTCGGATACCAATCTAGAGGGTCTTCTTGACTAGAAAAACGGATTAGGAGGGGGTCCTGAACGCCATCCCCCTGAGTAGCCGTAGGACCCCCAAGTCCATCTGCGCCGAAGGCTATAACGTGCCGGTCCCTGTCTGATACAAGAATTTGCTTGCATTTTTGTGGCACACTGAGCGGGCTTCCTGCAAGGGTGGACAACTCTACGGCCCTTGCAGTAGTGCCCCCAGACCGAGCCCAATAATAAACTTTTGAGTCACGCGGGTTTAGTAACAGGTCCTGCCCAAAATTGTCGTGAGACCATAAACGTATTTCGGTCGTCTCAGATAGACCCCCAGCCGAAGCGTCTCCCCATCCGGTAAAGTCATTACTAGAGTTAGCGTTTCCTATGGCTAAATAGACCGTTAAGCCGTCGTCATGGTCTGCGGCGGTGGTTCCAGAATATCCCCGGGTACAACCGGTTAGGTCATTTGATGATATCCCCCCAACCAGAATAAGTTCGCTTTCGATGTTTACAACATCCCCCGCAATAATCCCGGAGGTGCTTGTGACCGTAATGGTTGTGTCCGCAGCCAGTAACGTACTACCCTCATTTAACGTCGTCTGTAGAGCTCCGGAGGTTCGGCCCCCATACAAGCCTGCCCCCCAACCTGTTCCCCCAACCTGATCGTCAAGTCCTACATTTATCTGGTAAGACCCTACGACCGACGAACCACCATTTCCAGTATCCGAGGAATTTGCTGTGCGGGGATTCCCGTTAACATCTTTGGCTTCAATTTCATATGTATTCCCATCTATAACAGAGGAAATCTGATACTCTTGGTTTAAGTCATTAGCTAATACAGCCCCGCCGAGCGCTGCCGCCCCAGAAAAAGTAACAAAATCGTTTTCTGTTGCTCCGTGGTTGACGTCCGTAACAGTAAGGGTAGAAGAGCCGTCAATTGCGGCAAAAGTTACACCCCCCGCAACCGTTGTCCGGCGGATAGGGGTTAGGTCATTAAACGTCCCGCCCTCTTCAAGGTAATATTTTAAGTGCGTTCCTAGACCTAAATAGTTTGAGCCGTCAAGTGCTATCCAATTATGTAACGCTCTACACGATCCCAAAAACGTATTCTCGGTGTATTTTTCCCAGCCGCCCATTTTTTCCGGAAAACCAAGCCTAAAACGCACTTTGTCTCCATCTCGCCAGCCGCCTTCATTAGCATAAGACGTTACGTCTTGCACCAAACCCGGTTTAAAATTTAATTTAGTTAAAGGCATAACATAATTCCCGTTACGTTACTAAACAATGATGGCATTGTTATCCCCGAAGTTTAGTATGACGCCAGCAGTGACATTGTTTTGATCATAAGATATTGTCTGTGAGCCCGGTGGTAAATATCTATCCGCGCCACACCCAAAGCTTGTGGTGTCAAAATTTGTCCCTAGACCCCCAGTACCGTTAAACGATGCTCCTCCCGCTATCACGCAGGCGGGCGTATTGAAGTTTGTGTTTTGTGAGCCGCCCCCGAACGAATCTATCCTGCTGATAGTGCTAGAAAGCGTACTAACACCTTTAACAATCCATAAATCCCAGCCATTTATGTCCGTGCCAGTAAAGGATTGGTTGGGGGTCCAGCTAAAACTTTGAGAGGCGTTGGGTGAAATAGAACTAGCCCAACAGGCGGCAAAAGCATAGCCGCTCGCACTACCCCATGACCTCGTCGCTCTTGGAAAAAGATTAGTTACTCCAACTTGCGGAGCGTTACTAGGGTATGTTCCGGTGCTACTAGACGCGCCGCGCCATATAACGACGGCCCAAGTTTGGCCCGCAGGACCCCCAGAAGCGTCTATTGTTCCACTAAACGAGGGAGCACCGCTACTAGTGACCACACTAACTACGCGCGTTGCTGTAGCGAAAGCTTTTTCGGAACCCCGGAACTCACTCATGCTGACCGATCCGAGGTGACCCGCGGGTGGAATGTCGCCCGTTACACTATCATCACCATAGTACTCAGTCATACTAATAGGGTTAGTGCCGCCAAACTCGGTTTGTATGTTAGCGAAACTAATCGCTCCTGTAGTGGGAAGAGCCATTTATGCATTTCCTTCCGAAGGTTACGGTGTACCGAACGCGGTTATGTCGTCTTTAGCTATCACTGCACCGCTCGTAGATATGGAAAACATTAACGTGCCGTTGTAAGAAAATCCGACCTTAGTGCCATCTATAACTAGTTTCCAAAGAGACGCACCTAACTCTAAGTCAGTGCCAATATTAACAGAGCCCGTGCCATCTGGGCTTAATACAATGTCGCCATTAGTATCTGTGGAAGAAATTGTGTTTCCATTGACGTTTAAGTTGTCAACGTCCAAATCACCCGTTACAGTCACGCCCCCAGTTACTTGAACTTCACCCGTCCCATCTGGAACAAAAACAATGTTTCCGTTTGTGTCCGTTGAAGAGATTGTGTTTCCATTGACGTTTAAGTTATCAACGTCCAAATCACCCGTTACGGTCAAACCGCCAGTTACCTGAACCTCACCCGTCCCATTTGGTGCAAAAGAAATATTCCCGTTTACACCATCAGCAATAGTAACGGTTCCGCTGTTAGTCCCGCTGTTAGTGTTTAAAATAAGGTCTCCGGTGCCGTTTGTTGTAATTGTAGCATTAGCGTTAGAGTCGCCTACTCGAACAGTGTCTGCATCTAAATGAACATCGCCTGTTCCGTTTGGAGCTAAAACAATGTTTCCATTTGATGTACTTACAATAGAGTTTCCGTTCACATCTAGATTAGCTGTTAATTTAGCTAAATCTAAGGCTCTTACGTTTGCGGTTGCCCCGCCGCCATCCGCCCAAACAAGTGCCGCGCCGCCTGCTAAAAGCGTTACGGTATTACCCGAGCCCTGTTGTATAACGACGTTAAAGCTTCCTGCGTTTCTCGCAATATACACGCATCCCTTAGTGTTAGGGGAAAGAGTAACGGTGCAAGCCTCCGTAGCACCCGAAAAATTGAGCACCGCATAACCGCCTTCGGAAAGTGCGCCGTTTGTAGTCAGAACTGTTTTAGCTGCACCCGAGCTAGATAAGTCTACGTCCCCGTATCCGCTTATTGCTCTGTCTATAATATCAAAATTCGTATTTACAGAAGTGCCCCACGTTCCGGACTGCTCCCCGGAACCCGGTTTAATTATTCCTGAATTACTGGTGTATAACGTAGCCATCTAAACCACCTTTTTTGTCCAAGTCTTTATTGTATCATCCGCATCTAAGTCTGTCCATGTTTGACCGGACGAAGGCTGCGTTCCTGCCCAAGACCCGGCATTATCATTAGTGACCTCTGCCCAGCTTGCTCCACTAGAGGGGGAGCTTCCGGTCCAGCTTGCTCCACTAGAGGGGGAGCTTCCGGTCCAGCTTGCTCCACTAGAGGGGGAGCTTCCGGTCCAGCTTGCTGTAGCCGTAGAGCCTTCAATTTCAGCCCACGTACTGCCTCCAGAAGGGGTTGTCTGAGACCAACTTTCCGCAACAGCCCCGGGCTCTATCTGAGACCATTCTCCTCCAACCGGTATTACCTCTGCCCAAACATCCGGTGGAACCTCTGGGTCTATTCTATTCCAAAGGAAACTTCCGCTTGTTGTCTGAACGAATATGGCGTTATAACTTATTTCTCCAGAACTTACCAGATTTGGTATTGTGGTCTGAACAAACACAGAAACAATCGACGCACTAGCCCTTGCAGATATAGAGGCGTTAGCGGATTGAATAAAGGACGACAGGACTTCTGCACTTCCGGCGGCGATTAGTTTAGCCGACGTGTCTTGCGTGAAATTAGCGTCTTGCGTAGAAGACCCCACTAAGATCGAAGACGCCGCCGAACTTTGAATAAATGAAAATTCTTGCGCCGACACACCACGAGCAACATACACCCCATCCGTGGTTTGAATAAATGCAGAGGTCTGGTCCGAAACTCCGTTGGCTACGCGAACACCCGCGGAGGTTTCAATAAACTCCGCCGATAGAGAGATAACTCCTACCAGTACTCCGCTACCAACAGATATTTTGCTAGAGGTCCCAATCATGTAGGAATCCCCAAAAAAGGTCGCATTTCCTAACACAGACTGAATAAAGTTACCGCTTATGTCTGCGGAACCTCTAGCAGTTAAACTTGCAAGGCTGGTTTGAGTGAAGTTAAAGTCCTGCGTGGATACGCCCAACGCCAGTCTTTCCCCATCACTGGACTGAATGAAGTTAAAGTCCTGCGAGGACACGCCCAACGCCAGCCTCAAGCCACTTGAGGTCTGAGTAAAATTAAAGTCCTGCGCGGACACGCCCAACGCCAGTCTCAAGCCACTTGAGGTCTGAGTAAAATTCGCGTCCATTGTGGCCGTTCCCTCAAGAACCGCTCCCAGACCAACGGTAGAGATGGGGAGCTCAGATAGAGAACTGAACCCTAACGTCATCTACTTTACTTCAATTCAATAGTTAAATTTGTCGCGTTAATACGGAAAACGTCACCAGAAGCTATTGTTTTGCTTGCGTCTAAAGCGCCGACAAAAAGAATATTCCCGCTAGTGGACGCATCCGCGACAAACACGTGCGTAACAGTATATGAAGCAATTCCACTAGACGCGCTATATTCTATGTTGTTTGTATTCGTAACTGTCTGAGCGTCTGTAGCAAGCGAAGCCAATGTCCAATTTGCTGCCGTTACTTGTTGACGAGCATAGTTTGCATCTTCAGTCGTAGTATCCACTTCTGTCACTGTTCCGGCCTCTGGATCAGACGCAGCAGTGGCTAGGCCGATATAAATACTGTCCCCCGGAGACGCAAACGACTCAGAGTTGTTTTTAAACAAAAAATCTAGAATTGCATGTTCTAGATACGTGGTTGCTGCGTTTGATGTTGCCATCGCCTTTTACTCCTTAACTTGCTTCTGCTTTGCTCTCTTCCTTCAAAGAAGCAATCAGAGAGTTTGTGAATGCGTTCTGAGCCGCTTGAACTTGATCGAGCTCAAAGCGTAGCCCATTTGCTTTATTTTGACAAAAACGAATCTGTTCGATCATGTATGATTGATTTTCGTCAAAATCTTCTGGTTTGTACTCTTTTCCGTTTATATTAACAATATTCTCTGACATTTTTAAGCCCTCCAGTAAGTGCGCCCAGTAGCAATGACTTCGTTAATGCGAGTGCAGTCTTTACCTGCCGTCACCCACTTGTCATCAAGCATTTCCATTTCGAGCTTCATAACGATGTTACCAACAAGTTGCTTCTTTTCAGCATCTGGGGCCTCGTCCATCTTTAGCCCAGCGATTATGCTTTCAATCATATCACATTCATGCAAAAGACGCAGAAAATCACGATCAATTTCATTTACAGCCATTTTTAACTTCCTTGTTCCAGTTGTTGTATTCTAGCCTCTAAGGCTTCGCATTTAGCAGCTAACTCTTGTACCGCTTTAATAAGTATTGGGTAAGTTCTATTCGGAGCCGCTTCCCATTTTTCTGGGTTGTCAAAAGTAACAATTCGAGTTCGACTAACTGAACTGAAGTCGGCTTCGACTTCTGCCAAATCTTGTGCAATGAAACCAATGTCTTTGGTTGCACCCATGCTTCCATCGCGCCTATTCCAAGTAAACTGAACAGGACGCATTGCGTTGATGAAGTCTAAACCGTAGGGAATGTCCTCAATGGCCGTTTTATCACGCTCGTCAGACAAGCTGGAGATTGAAGTTTGATTACACCTCAATGTAGTAATTCGAGTGTCACCAAGAGTAATATTGTGCGATACGCTGTCATTCACCTGCTGTGCGTCAAAACCAAGTGCCGTGCAGTTCAAAACTCCGTGCAATGCGTCCCCTGCGTCACAACCCACAAAGGTCATTTGGTCTTCGCCGTTCATCGAACTGTTAAGTCCAGCACCATAACCTATCAAGGTGTTTTGAAACCCACTGGTTACATAGCGTCCTGCGTAACCACCTACAAAAGTATTTTCATAACCTGAAGATAGTGCATACCCCGCTAGAGAACCGAGAGATGTGTTGTAACCACCAGTTCCTCCACCATATCCTGCGCGATAGCCTATACAGACACTGTAGTCACCACCGTCCATATCGTATCCAGCCTGATAACCCATAGCTGTAACGTAGGTGCTGCCGGAGTTTCCAGATAAGCCCGCAGAAGCGCCAACAAATGTAGACCCAGTGCCTTGGGCGTGGGCATTATAGCCTATAGCTGTCATATAATTACTTGCCGTTGCAATAACATCGGCGTTGTAGCCCACCACAGTGGCGTAGTCACCCGTGTTAAAGTTGTTTCCAGCTTGACCACCTAAAGCAACAGAGTAATACGAACCTGACCCAACTCCGGCTGTCTGTGGTCCTGATTTGTAACCAAAATATGAACTGAATGAGCCTGTGCCGCCGTATCCTGCTTGATGACCGACTGCGGTAATGTACGGGCTGGTGAATGTGTAAGCAGCCTCTGAACCGACTATCGTAACCCTGTCCCAGCCAGTGTCTGTATAAGATGCTCGATAGCCTATAACTACATTTCTATCGAGATCAGTCGGAGTAGCTAGATTTAAACAAGCGTCTTCTCCAATAACAACAGAACTTTGATCTACAGCAAGATCATCTTTGGTGATATTCCCGGGGTAAGACATAAGTAAGCTGCTGCTTGACGCATCCCAAGTAAGATCGGCGTTACCAGAACTGCTGTAGAAAGAAATGTCGCCTGTAGAATGGTCTATTGCAAAACGGTTTGAGCCAGAAGTAGCAGAATCATTGGTGGTTAGAATTGTAAAACTACCACCATTGTTCTGAAGTTGGGTATTTAGGTTACTTGTGTCAGTTTCAAAAAGACGTATGGTTGGATTGGTTGCAGACACCGATAAAGTGCCAGTAACATCTACAGAGCCACTCAAATCTACACCATCACTATCTGCGTATATTCGGGTATATATAGAGCCGCCGCTAGTGACAATTTTATTTGTAATACTTTCGGCTTGAATAATTAAAGCACCAGCACCTAGTGCGCCACCTGTAACATTATCTGAGCGAATAAAATTAGAAGTTCCATTGTGATAAATCCGAAGGTCATCGTGAACACCGAAGACGGCTTCGTCAAAGTCGCCGAATGAAACATCACCAGTGACCGAACCGCCAGTGGTCATTAGCGCACCAGCGGCTGCTACATTGGTTGCGTCAGTTACGTCTGCTAGTGCTTCGATACCGTCTAGCTTTGTTCCGTCTGTCGCTACATCGCGTCCATCTACAGTACCTGTAACCGTCACATTGCCAGTGACATCCACGCCTGTGCTGTCGATGGTAGCTCGCGTGGTGTTATTTGTCATAAGCTGCAATGGATGGTTTGATATAGAACCTACATTAATTACTGTCCCACCACCGTAGTTCATCGAACCTATTGCAGTTCCGTTGGACGTATTAATCCGCCCTTCCACAGTTAGTTTTGTTGAACTGTCATAATGTGTAGTCGTCCCAATGCCAACCCTGTTGCTGCTGTCGATTTTTGCGGCAAAACTGTTTCCTATGCGAAATTCTAGCCCAGTCGATGTAAAGCCAGTATCAATAATCCCTGTGCTATTGCCTGCGCTGTAGGTTAGCTTGACACCATCTGTGCCACTTCCGAAAACAGATTGACCTCTTACATCAAGGGCTTCAGTAGGCGAACTCGTCCCAATGCCCACGTTGCCGCCGTTAAAATAACTATCTCCAGCAGTATCTAGCACTATAGTATTTGTGCCTTCAGCCTTCATTCTAAAATAGGCCTTGTCTAAGTCTACGCCTGTGCCACCCCTGTTCCCCAAAAGGGCAAGTTCATAGTCGGCTGAATTGACAATTAGGTCATCACCGTCACCTGTTATGTTGACTGTGCCAGTGACATCCACGCCTGTGGCGGTAGTGGTCAGTTTGGTTGAACCATAATGGTTTAACTTAACTTCGCCGGTACTGCCATCACACTGAACATAAGCAACTGAACTACCAGAGCCATCATCGGTCTGTAAGAAAATATCTTTGTCATCAGAAAGATTACGAATAACTAATTCGCCAACAGTATTTAACACAAATGAATTTGTCCCATCGTGGTACAACTGCAAGTCAGACCCAGCACCAAACACGGCCTTGTCGTTGTCATCAAAGGTCAGGTCGCCAGCTAAAGCAGTATTCCCGCTTGCGTCTTGAAAGATGTACTTTTCAGCAGGAACGGTACAGAAAATAGTTTTGTCGCCAGCCGTCCAGTTAACCGCTGCATCAGAGTTTGTTGACTGCAAAATAGTGGTTCTAGCGAGAGTTGTACCAGAGGCTGTGTATGTGCCAATACCGATCTCAAAATCCGTGCCATCAGTACACGCATAATAAGTGGTATTGCCGTCACCTATTTCAGCAAAAGACTCAAAACCATCTTCCGCACCAGCAAGAGTATATGTCCCTGTACCAGTCGTGGCAGTGGTTTCTTTTACTCTGTCTTTAATAAGTAAAGCCATCTAAATACCTTTATGTTCTAGGTCTTTCAGGCAACCCTTTTCGGTAAGCGTCCGTGTTTTCTCTAGCTTCCGCTAAATCTTTTAAGCGCTGCATTTCTTGCATAAACCGTTGTTCGTACAACTGCATCATGTCGGCCTCTCCCTTCATGTACGTGTAGGCTTCCACGAGAGCACCGTAAAGGAGAGCGTTTGGAGCATTTTCACTTAACCACGTTAAAGGGCTAACTAGGGTTGTCGTAGTAGCAGTAGCTCCATTGGTCAGACCAGCAATGTTTTCGGTGACGCCATACGTTGTGCCGCTGCCTACGTTTGACGCTAAGAACCCGGCCCCAGATATGGTCTTCGGGGAAATAGTAACACTCGTATTATTAGGAACAGTAACAACTTGTGCCACGGTCCCACTAGTTGCCCCCGTTACATATTCTCCAGCTATAAAGGTGCCAACAGAAGCGCTATGGTTCAACGTGATTGTTGAATCCACTAAACTGGTCGGGCGATAATAATAGTGTAACTCTACGTCATAACTAGAATCCGGCGTCGGAGATACTATAAAATTATCTACATCAAAAACACCATAGTAACGAGGTAGACCTGTTGCGCCAGCATCTAAGGTGTATTGTTGCACAAAGTTTACATCTTTTATTTCTAAAAATCCCTGCGAACCGGCAGAAGTTATCTGAAAAGAAAACGAAGACAAGTAATCACTGGGAACACTTAGGTAAGGGTCGTCGGCATCTAGTGCCGCGGTAGCATTCTTACGAAAGAACTCCAAGTCGGCTAACGAATGTATACGATCTTCCACTCCGGTAATGAAGTTAGGAATGTTTGTTACAAAAGACGTTTCCGAGTTTTCGGTAAAGTCTTGAATAGCTGTCTTCAACTCTAGATATGTAAAACTCATTTAACTCACCAATGTCACTGGCCCCACGGTCGCATTTTCACCACCACCTCGTGTATTACCGGTTGTCGCGGTTCCTGATGCGGCGGTAAAGGTGTATTCATCCGTCGTAGTGACGGTGATAACATACCCTGAAGCATTTTCAATAGTTGCTTTAGTAAACCCATCAAATCCAAATACATTTCTAAACCTCACTGTATCACTGGTGGACCGGCCATGAGAGGGCTCAAAAACAGTTATAACCGCAGAAGCGGCGCTCCCAGAAGTGAAAGCGTTTGGAGTAAGAAGTCTCTCCACCGGAGGTTCAACTCTATCCGGTCGCGCATCTTTCAGAGCTTGAGCGTCCACAACTTTCCTAAAAGGCCCTAATTGAGGCTGCTTTGGCTCAAACTCATCCCGGCCAACCAAAAGACCGTTCCACTCTCGGCGCATATCCTTATAACGGTATCGCAGTCCGGAGCGGTCCGATATAGCAAACGAGTTTTTTCCGACGGCAAATCTAGACATTAGCCTGTCCTAAAGTATTGAAACTGCGGAACCACATTAAAGGAAGCCCTATCCCGATCTTCCGTCATAGCCCTTTCAAGCTCTTCTTCATAAACCGCTTTTAATAGCTGAACTCTGTTTGGCGCTCTTTTTATAGATAAATAGTAAGCCAGCCCCGCTGCTAAACAAGGGTAAAAACGAAACGGGACTTCCATTGTATTTACCAGCTTATCCGCATCTTCCATCCGGGTTAGAGCATCATAATACACCACGTCTGTGCTATTCTCCGGCACGGGCCATAGTTTTAAGCGCGGCGTGATCTGCCTATCCAAAAAGAACTGAGTTGGGCGGCCTTCCGTTGTTTTAGTGGGAATAGATAAATAGTCATCCCGACTAAGGCGCTCTAGCGCATAATCAGTCCCGCTACGGCGTACAACAACAGATAAGACGTCTATTATGTCGGAAGTTAGGTCATAGTCACCCGTGCTTTGTGTCAAAGCTTGAGATCGTTGAGCTATTGTCCACTGGTTTAAACCACGGTTTGCCCATTCTGCTAGCATCAGGTTTATAGAACGTCTTGCCGTCTTATAGTCGTAAGAAGTCCTAACTTCTAAGCCGCAGCGCTCAAAAGCCTCTTCAATGTAATCTGCTACATCAAGTTCAAAATCTAGACTTCCTGAAGTTGCCATAACTTACTTCTTTCTTACCATACCGCCGCCGCGCATTTTCTTAACCATACCGCCGCCGCGCATTTTCTTGACCATACCGCCGCCGCGCATTTTCTTAACCATACCGCCGCCCCGCATTTTCTTATTTTTACGAGGTTTCATTGCCACTTTTCAATCTCCTATATAAATTAGTACGCTTTTGAAAGATATGCGCTGCATCGTACTCTTCTAAATACCGGTCATAATACCCTTTTTCTACAAGTTTGTCTGCTGCTTCCTGCACAGTAGACAGGGGCTGAACAAAAATCATAGCGTATTCGTCTTCGACAAGCTGCATAAAAGAGTTGTCATCAATAAAGTCGTTCGGCTCATCCTGTGGGTGAAAGCCCATTAGCCATATATCTCGGTTAATAAAAAAACCTCTAGAAATGACTTCGTTTAACCCCTCCAGATACTCGTGAAACTCGTCTGGGTCAGCTTGGAAATTCATGTCCACGATAATAACTAAGTCAAAAGTGTCTTCCCACTGGGATATTGTACTATATAAAGACTGGTAGCTGTCTTCGTATTTAAACAATATAGCTACCTTGTTATCTGTCCACGCTTTTTGCGCGTAGGGGCACGGGGGTAAGTTGTTATAAAAGGGATTTGGCTTCTGTAAAGTATGCGCTGACCACGCGGCTATCTCGTCGCATATCTCTTTTTCTTTATCTATGTAAAAAGCCGTAGCAGTCATATCTAAGATACCGATCCTTTTGTACGTTTCCTGCGGTTAGACATAACTGTCCCGCAGCCTCTGGCTACTACAGTTCCGGGGACTTTTTTGCCCGTAAACGGTCTCTTAGCCGTGGTGGAATACCCCGCAACTCCGCCAAGAGCCATCTTGGAGACTTTTGCAGCCGCTGTATTAGAAACAACGGTTTTTCCTTTTGAGCCTTCACGCTTCTTTTTACGCGCTGTTGAAGCTCGTTCAGCTTTTGATAAACTTTGAGCTTTACGTCTAGGAAGGCAACGGTCAGGGTTACGCTTATCTTTTGACGTACCACATGCGCCCGAAATGTTGCCCGAGCTATCAATTCTGACCCAATCCTCATCTAACCACTCCTGTAATTTACCCATTATTTACCCTTTCGTTTGCCACCTTTAGACTTTTTGGCATAGTTAGGGTCTTTACAATATTTTGAGGCGGCGAGATTTGCGTATGCACTCGGATATGTGTCAAACGTGCGCTTTGCCCACGCCTTACCTTCAGGGCATATAGTGCCGCCCTTCTTCATTTTAACAACGCCGCCTTTAGCCATTTTTCTAACGGAACAAGCGCCTGCGCCTAAATTAACTCGTGTCATGTCAACACCGCCACTAATGCTATTACCGTCGCCGCAAGTTGCAGAGCAATGCCGCCAAGGATAGCCCAGACCTTTATATCCAGACGGTCTATGTCCTTTTGCATATGAGCAAGATGGTTGGTTTCCAACCGATGTAAAACGGCCTGAATAACCTCGACCTTCTTGTCTAGTTCTGCAACTGTTGGCTTGCTCATTTTAACACTTCCACCTTTTACGTGCCTGTCTCAAACGGCTGTTTGGGTCTTTCGCCGCTTTAGGAAACTTTTTCATTTGTCCCGCAGAACGCGCACAGAAAGACTTACGACGCTTTGCATCCTTACTATCTTTTTTGACCTTGCCTGTTACGGCGGTCTTCAACTTTGAGCCGGGGTTTGCCTTCCTATATGCGGCTACTCCAGCTTTAGTCATCCCCGCTCCTTTTTCAGTAGGGCGGAAATTCTTCTTGTTGCGGGGGGGCATTTTGGCTTTTTTACGTTCAGCCATTACAAAGCATTCCCGTTGTCGATTAACACGCCATTAAAGGAGGCAGATATTGCGTTAGCTTGGTTTTTATTACAAATAGCCCGCACCTCAACGTCCGACTTTTCTGTCACTTTAATAGGATAGGCAAATGGGTAATAAACCTGACTTTCGACAACATCTACCTTAACCTGCGTCCTAAATACGCCGCCAAAAGGCTTTACTAAAAAGCGCACAGTCATATATACGCCACCAGATGTCCCAGTGCCGTGTGTGGCAATGCCTTCGTTAATGTAGAGAGTTTTACCCGCAGGAACGGTATATACCGCCATTAGCGTTTGATTTTCACCGTTTGTAATTTGAGCATAGGTAGTGCCGCCGTTAGCTATGGTGATATTACCTGTAGGGGAAGTAGCGCCGCTTACATAAGCTCTGAAAACACGCAAAAACAAACCCGTAGTCGTGGCTGTTCCGCTAGCGTTCAAAGTCACTTCTTCTTCTAGCTCCGCATAATTTGTATCAAGACCAGATACAAGCACTTTTACGCCAGAATCTGTAGCGCCTCCTGCGGAGGTGACTGTCATAGCTACCGCGGAACCCGGATATGCGTATAAACCGCCTGCATCCCAGACGGTTTCACTTACGTTAATGATATTAGGGTTGTAACCATATTTAAAAAGCGTGTTGTGATACGCAATTTGGTCACGAGAAGACTGAAGCTCGAACGGCTCCGAAGTCCCTACCCTTGATATGGAACTGACTTCACGAGCCATTCGAGCCTCCTGTTACGACAAGAAGACAGTCACGCTATCCAAAGCGGTTTCGTCTATATACAGGTCTGTATCAAAACGAATGCCGTCATCTGGAATGTTGACTGAAAAAGTGTCACTTGTTTGAAGATCAAGCTGTAGCTTGATCCCGCCAGATGCGCCGCCGTCACGTAAAATAATAGCGGGGGCTCCAGCAGCTTCGGTATTTACCGTAAGCTGGCGCAAACGGCACGGTCCACTATAGATCGTGCCGTCTCCGTCTGTGCCTACGTCCCGATATTTGGAAAATATCAGAGATCCAGCCATAGCTTACCCCTCTTTCTTTGTTACAGCCTTTTTCACGGCCTTTACGGCCTTTTTAAGAGGCTTTTTGCTACCGTTAAGCTTACCCATGATAAGCCCCTATTAAACAGCAGCGGAGAAAGGAGTAGCTTCTGTGCCAGTGGCCGCTGTGCGGACTACAACAGAAAACTTGTTGCTAGCAACGTCCTGAAGTTCCACCTGTGCGCCAAGAATACCGCCAGTCGTTGACCCGTCCATAGTGATGGTGTCGCTGTCAGCAGCAGTTTCAAAGATAGACGCAGTATCGCCGCCGTCGTTAGCTACAATAGCCATACCAGACATTGTGTCGCTAGAATTAGCAACCTGAATGATATAGTCGTTTGAAGTAACGGTGGTTGCTACAAAGAACTTGTAGATGTTGCCTGTTCCGCTAGCAGCAGGGAGAGTGACAGTCGCGCCACTTGCAATATCCAAAACCATAGTGCGGCCTGCATTTGCGGCAGATGTCATGGTAGCGTTAGCTGTTACGGAAACGAGAGAGTCAGAGCCAGAAATAAAACCGGCAGTGGAGGTCACGGGACCCGAAAAAGTTGTAGAAGCCATTTTATCACCTCTTGCACAAGGGTTCGCTCTGTAGTCCGTGCAATGTCAGGTGGGCAGGATCCTGTCTACAAAGCTAAAGTTACGCCCAAAATAAGTATACCGCAAAAAAGAAAGGGCGGCAACTGCCGCCCTTTCTCATTTGTAAAAGATGTTTACGCTGCGCCCGGAGTACCGAAAACACAACGCCAATCTGAGACGCCGAAGCTGTAACGCTCACGAGCCTTAAACCGCATGTTTCCGGTGTCAAAATCACCTTCCATTGCAGTTTTAATCGCTGCGCGGTTGAAGTACTTGAAGCCGTTTGGAGCATCTGTCTTGATGAAGAAAGCATCCGTGTCGGTCAGGAAGTGGTTAACCACTGCCCCGTCAGGAAGCATTCCCATGCTCTTCACCGCGTTCAAGTCATTGTCCGCTGTTGAAGAACGGAGGTTTGAGTTAATCACCCGCTCTGCAATGAATTGCAGCTCTTTAGGGATAATCAACTTCGTACCGCGTACTGCAATCTTCAGACCACGCTCGTCAGTCAAACCAGCAATGTCAATCAGCATCTGCTCAAGAGAAGTCTCGTTGAGGTCAGCCGCAGTAGCCAGAATATTGGTCTGGTTACCTGACAATGATGGGTGAGCGTTTGAACAAAGTGCTGCACCATCGCCAATCGCATTACCGCCGGTTGCGCTGAACGCATTGTTCAGAATAGCGGCAGCTTTGATCTGCTTTGTCTGAGCCATTGAACGGGCCAGAGCTTTGGTGTAGCGTGATGCCAGACGGTCATACAGGTTGTCTTCGATAGCTTCCTCAGTGATTGAGAACGCCAGAGCGATTGTTTCGTGTGTGTACCGTGCTGTGTAGGTCTCTTGTGCATCGTCAAAACTGATGGCTCCGCCTTCAGATTTTGTTGGTGCCGTTGAAAATCCACCGAGCATCACCTCTTCTTCAAATGCACGATCTGATGACTCTTCGTCATAGATTTCAGCATGCTCATTTTCGTAGCGGTCGTACTCAAGGCCGAACAAAGCATTCAGGCCGGGCTCAAGCTCTTTCGCTAGTTGTGCGCGAGAAATAGCCATTTTCTATCCCCTCCTTAAACGCCCGTTGAAGTCGCAGTAGTCTGCGAGTCAAAACGGCTTGTGTTTGCGTTGAAATGTGCATTCAACCGAACAATCAAAGGAATACCCGCAGCGGCAAAGTCGCTGTTGGCTTCGTCATCCATGATTCCTACAATCCGCAGCGGCAAAGTCGCTGTTACGGCAATTGAAGACACGCTAAGTGCACCGTTTGCGCTACCCGTGTTGGTAGAGCCGGTGCGGGCTGATGTGCCCAAAGATGCGTTAGCAAAAATGGCTGCCTGTGCGGTTGCACGGTCAGTCAATGATGCGTCAGAAGCAACTTTGAACAGTTGGTTTGGATTGTCAGCCACAAACGCCTTTACAGGGTAGTTTGTGTCAACGCTGACTGAACCAGAACCCGGCCAGTAGTTGAGCCATACAGGCTTCTTCTGGACTGAGTCTTGGTATTGAACGCCCATCAGGACACCCAATGCTGGAGTTGTGCCACCGTCGGTAGCACCAGCATAATCAATAACGCCAGCAGCAGTCGGGACTACAATAGCGTACTGATAGATTGGGTTGCCGTTGGCGGATGAGATTTCATATTCGGTTACACCGGTAGAATTAACACCACTTCCAACTAGCCCGATAGGACGAAGACCATAGGCAGTGTTTTGGTTTGCCATTTGATTTTTCTCCTAATCAGGGCGACCCTATCTCTGTGGGCCGCCAAAAGTTACACGAGATTGACGATCAGGTTTATTGATCGTCATGGATGAATGAGCATTCTCGCGCATCATATCTTGGTCCACGGCTTGCATTTGATCCGCACTTCTTTGGTTAAAATATGCGGTTCTTTCTGCCACCGTTTCCACTGGAATCCGTGCGAGAATAAGGCCACCTACTCCAAACACACCTTCGTACTTACCTGAGTCAACTACCGGGGCCTCAAAGTCAGGGTACTCGTCCTTACGAACCAGTTCCCAACCTTCGCGCATCTTAGCGCTTACGTTTTTAGTATCGTCAAAACCACGGGTTTCAGCCCTGATCCAACGATGCTTAAAACCATCCGGTGCAGGCGGTGCATCCAACATAGATGGGGGAGCCCACGGCTTACGCTTTGCCGTTTTCTCCCGAGTTTGATTTGCGCGAGAAGTCCGATCAATGTTCTGTTCTGTCATTTTCCTTACTCCTTCACGTATTTCGCGTATTCTTCAAGCGGCACACCCAATTTTTTCGCTATTGCGACTTGGCTAGGGGTGAGTCTAACCTTTTTCCCACTACTGCGCCCAGAACTACTGCGGGATACGGAAGCAACCGTCTGAGCGGGCCGTCTGCTACCACCGTTTAGCTTATGCGGAAACTCTTCCACCATACGCTTATCTAATTCATTATAGTACTCATCGGACTGCGGGTCAAACCCTTCGTTTTCAATAAGCTTTTTGTGGATGCCAAAAGCTGCGTACGTCATAGCTTCATCTTCCCCAAACCACTCATTTCGAGACGCCCAACGCTGGGCTTTGGGGTCCGGCATTTTAGGTTGAGACGGCATAGGCTGCTCAACCTGTGCGCGTTGCTGCGCGGCAGCGGCTTTACTGTACCGATCCTGCTGTGCCCTTGCCTGTTCAGCTCTGTCGTTCTCAATAGCTAACCGCGTGATCTTACGCTGAGCTTCTACGACACCCGCAGTATCACCAATCTCAATAGCAACAGCTAGGTCACTTTCGGCGGCGGCGATCTGAGTTTCAACCCGGCTGCTATACTCTTTCACATAGCTGTTGTCCAAATGGTCCATGCGCTGTTTAAGAGAGCTAGCTTCAGCCTGTACGTTTTGAGCGTACCTTATAGCCTCTTCCCTTTGGCGCTCAGCCTCCCGCATCTTTTTTGTAAGACGATCTATGCGCTTCTGCGTAGCGTTCTCCGCCTTATCAAAGTTGTCATCGGAAGATGCCGCAAGCGAGGCATCGTCGGAAGATGCCGCAAGCGAGGCATTGTCATCACCACCGGGCAATTCGACTTCTTGTTCTTGCGCGTCGTCTAAATCTAATTCGATTTGATCTTCTTTTTCTTCTGCCATTTTTTTCTCCTAGAAATGCAAAATATCTTCGGGTTCTTTGATGCGCGATAAAATCTCGTCATCATTTAGAATACGAACCTCGCCACCATCAATTTTAAAACGAGACCCCGCATAACGAGCAAACATCACCCAGTTACCCTGCTCGCACCACGGACCAGAGGGAAACTTCTCTGGGTCCTTGTAAGCCAGAGGTCCCACTTTTAGGACATAACCAACTTGCGTAGATATTGTCTGCTCTTCCACTACCTTATCCGGCAAATAGATTCCGCCGTCAGTTTTACCTTTTCCGCGATAGGGGAGAATAAGCAAACGCCAGCCCGTTGGGTCCGGCATCCTTTCTAGGAGAGAACCACCGATAGACTCGGGGTCCAGTACCTTATCAGTAACATCCTTGTAAGCTGAAGCGAGGTTTGCGACACCCTCCGCTGCGCCTTCAAGGTTAACTTTTTGCGCTTTAGCCATTGCTTTGCTCCTGTTTATCTAGCAGGCCCTTGAGTTCCTGTTCCACGTGATCTAGGGACTTTAAGTTTCCCATGAGCTCACGATACTGCTCGATGTTCTTAACATTGTCATAAATCAACAAGTCTTGAACTGCTTGCCGCCGCTCCCGAATAATCCGAAAGACGGCCTCCGCGAAATAAATTTGATCCACTCGTATATCTCCGCATTAAGTCTGATATGGTTTTATATCATATCCAAAGCAAAGTCACGAGTTTCTTTTGCCCTTTTTAACCAACCTTTGCCAAAAGTACTGTACGTAGACAAACCCTTATAAAACTCAATACGAGTCTCAGTTATTTTCTCTATTATTTCTGTTGGGCTATATTCAGAGACAGCTTCTAGGGTCCTTGGACCAATAGCCCCATCCTGCAACACCATAACCGTCTTTTGTAATGCCTTTGCGGCACGTCCCGGCCCGCTGTTCACGGCCCAGTCAAATACGCAAAAATCTACACCGTTCGGAAGTTCGTCACCCCTTACCTTGTCCCAGTAACCTTTTTTGTAGATTAACTGAACATGATCTTTTGGGATGTTCTTTAGCTCGCTTACGTCTTCAAGAGGACGCCCCAAAAAATCAGCATAGGTTTTATGTGTGATACCCTTGTTAGTTGCGCCTCCGGGATCATCTTTGTGATCCACAAACCCACCTTCGTGGTGCAGTACCATCTCAAGACTTTTAAAAAAATTAGCTTCCATCTACCGGTTCCGCCTTAGAAATTTTCTATGCTGACGCCAAAACCAATTACCTATTACAATAAAGGGCTTACCACAATAGAGTAAGCCCAGTGCTATGTACCTATTCATTTTGTCAGTCCTTTGGCTTTTTCAAAGGTACGTAACCCACCAAGGCCAAGCATACCCATTAGCACGGTCATCAAAGAGTCCATATCAAACGCGGGTAAATCTGGCGCTTCTATTCCCGCATACGCAAAACCAAATGTAACCATAGGCACTAAAACGAAGTGCCATATCATCGCAAAGCTCAAGCCCCAGCCAAGAAAGGGCCGCCATCCCGCCACAAATATAGAGCGGTGCTGCGCTTCCATCTTATTGATTTCAAGCTGGCCTTTAGCTAAGTCCTGCGCGTGGCGCTCTGCCATAGTGGCAATCTCATGCGCCAACTTGTTCTTCTGGTCTTTATCTTCAACAAATTTACCGATTAGCTCGGTAGCTGGTCCAATAAGTGCCTGAATCATGTTGTCAACTTTCCTTTTGGTAACGCCCGACATTGCCAAGATACAGGCTTGTATCCTTGCATGTGTTTATGAACTGCGCGAGACATTTCATACGCTCGTTTCTCGCACCGCTCATATGTGCTATAGGGCCCCCACTGGTCTTCTAACTGGTAACATTGTTCCATATTAAAAACAAGACACGCAAGAACAACCGCCTGATACATTATTTAGCCACGGGCTTGTGCTCGTGCCCCATCCATATACCAAAAACGCCCGTCATAACGCCCATAACCACTGAAACAAAAGCACTCTGCGCCCCCGTCGGCGCGTCTAACGCCATAAACCACTCGGCACAGCGCCAACTCATTACCGTGCTTGCTAGCATCATAAAACGAGGCAGTATCTTCCATTCTAAAAATTTATCTACCGTCATAGTACCACCGCAAACAAAAATATAAAAAACCCTATCGCAACAACCGTTACCGAAGTTACAAGCACGACCTGCTTCATAGTTTCTTCAAACTCTTTTGCTTCGGCCAGCTTTTTACGGCGTTCCGCCGCAGCGGCTTCTCTAGCCGCCTGTATCCTACGAGCCCGCTCATCTACTATACTTTGCCACGTTCCGGGGCCAAAACGTAAATCAATCAGGTTACGCATTTCCTGCATCTTTTCTTGAGCCAGTTTTGCATCTATGACTTCAGACGCAATATTAGATACCCCGAACTGGTCTCCAATCCCGGGGTACGCACTCTTAGCTCTTTTCTGCTGGACCTGCTTTTCACCTTCAAAAAGCTGGTCAACGTAACCCGCTATTTCGCCAACGTCCTTGGCCGTGTTGATGGCTGATTTAATTCCATCAACCGCGGATTTGACCAGTGCTATACCAGCCAATGTTTCTGCTATCATTTCGCCCCCAAGCTAAACTAATGAGTATCTAGTCTCCCCGTTGTTTTAGCATCTCCCGTTCCATAGCAGACTGAATACGCGCCGCGGTCTGACGCTCTTGGCTAGAAAGGCGCTGCTGGAACTGATCCGCTCGCATCCGCTGGTTAGCCGCATCAAGGTTGAGCCGTGCTTGGTCATTCTGGGCATCTGCCTGCTCGGCCTGCGCCTTAATTTGTAGCTCCTGCTCTTTAAGCTTAACCAACGGATCAGGGCCCTGACCAGAAACTTCAGCAGACATCTGCTTAACCATCTTCATACCTTCAGCAACGAACTGTGCTGTAAGCCCTTCAATTTGCAGCATTTCTTCTTCGGTGGCCGCTTCTCCGCCAACCGCTTGCCTACTCTGGATAAACTGTACTGCCGCCTGTTCCCGAGCCATTATACGCACATGGTCCATAATATGCTTTTGCAAGGCCATAGCCATTCCCGGCATCCCGGCAACAGTCGGGCTTGTACCAAAAACCATATGAGCCATGATATGCGACTGATGCTCTTGTCCCTCAAAGGCATGTAGCGGGATCATGTCCATTACATCTATATTTTCTTGAGCAGGGTCTTTTGGTGTCGGCTCGTCGTCAGGAATCCGCTTCATAATACGGTCTGTGTCCCTAACTCCAAGTGCCTCGTACATGTCCCGATATACCTCGTACATATTGTGCATATCCGGAGCCGCACCCGCCAACTGCAATTTAGTCTGAGCTAGTGCAATTCTCTGAGCCTGACTAAATACGTTCGGATCAGACACCGGAACTACGTCAATACGGTCATCAAAATCTGACGCCATGACAGAAGAGTCTTCACCCTCAACAGAATAAGGATATTCTTGAGGCAAAAACTCGGACATAACTCTGGATAAAAGCTTAAACTCAAGCCGCATAGCGTAATGTAAACGCTTATGCACCGCGCTCATCACGCGGGAACCCTGTTCTAGCAGGGCAATAGTTGTGCCTACCGCCGCCTGTTGGTTACCGTCACCAATTTTCATGTCAGTAATGGTGGCAAAACGCTGACCAGCGTCTACAACGAAGCCCAAAAGCTGGAATAACGTCTGGTCAGGCCCCTTAAAAGGCAACGGCATAAGGCTGTCACGTATAGCCCCACCGGGTGCGTCCACGTCACGGAACTCCCCGGGCTGCAACGGATCATCGTCGTCTCGGATACGTAGCCCACGGGCCTTGAAACCCGCTGGAAGATTGGACAACGTACCGGCGTCGATCAACTGCCGCAGAGCCGCCGTGGCGGTGCGTGACAACCCGCCAATAGTGTGGATTAAGCCCAAACCGTAGAAACCGAACCCCGGAAGGAACTTATAATGCACAAAATACTGAATTTTACGCCTGTTTTCGTCCTCTTCGCGGTAATTCCTGCGAATTGACAGGATTTTCCCGTTGTCCTGACTAATTGTGACTACATATGGTATTTTGATGCCTGTCGGCTCACCGTCTTCGTCAGTATCCTCGTATCCCTCAAGGTCTAGATCGACGTGACACTCCAAAATAGTACAATCATAGTCGATTTGAGACGATGAAATGCCGTCAATGTAGTCGATTTCACTGGTTACGGCGTCTGCTTCAGCCTGCGCGGGCAATACAGGTATATCCAAATAGAACCCGGCCACCTGTTTCTTGCGTAAATCGTTCAAAGACATACGCAAAACTTGCGTTATATTGGGGCAAGTCTCTAAATCAGACGTTTCATACGGCACTACGAGGTGCTCTGCGGGAATGAACTTACTTACTGCCCGACCTAACGTCTCATCGTAATATACTTTTTTGAACGTAGACCCCGCCAACGGCAAATAAAACAGCATTTGATCTAGTTCAGGCGTGTATTCTTCCATCACATTAGTGATGTAAAAATTCATAAACTGCCTTACGCGCTGGGACTGTTGCTGTTTATCCCGAGTTTCGCTTCCCATAATAGTAGTTCGCACGGGCCCGCTGGCTGGCAGCAACTCATTGAACGCCTGCGCTTGAAACTGCGTAGCCGCCTCGGCAAGCAACGGGTGCGTAACCCCGGAAGCGCCTCTGAACGGCTGACTTCTTTCTTCGTAATTGAATCCCAACAACTCCAAACCGTTAGCGTAAGCATCTTCCCAATCCTGTCTACTAGCCTTGTTGGCATCAAACTCAGACATGAGTTCTCCCGCAATGCGGCTTAACTCACGGTCTGGCATCTCTTCTGCCAAATTCATGTAAAAATCGTCGCTTTCGCCCCGCTGATCGGCAGGCTCGAAATCAACTGTTACCCCTCCGTCCTCTTCCGGGGATATCTCAATGTCCATGTCTTCCGACATACCTTCAAAGGACACGACATTGTCCATGCTGCCGGGGAGCTCTAACTCCACCTCGGCACTTAAATCTTCCATGTCAAGCTGTGACGGGACGTTCTTTTCAATCATCCCAGCAATCGGTTCACGAGCCATGTTGTATCTCCTTTGTGCCTAACTTACCATAGGCCGGTTCATATTCCTAGCTATTGGTGCAAGAGCGGCTACGCCCCGTGGGCCGCGGCCCACGTTTCGCGCTACGTCGGCCAAAGTTATTACGCCGCCTTTTGCCTTAAAAGCATCTGGAAAAACGTCTTCATACGAATAATCACCGTATTCTAGGCTTTCCCTTATCATCTCCGCTGCTCTTTCCGCGGCAGCGTCTTCCGACATAGTTATGTCATCATCAGGGGCATCAGCCCGTCTAGTTTCAACAGGATTTAATTCGGCTTTCCTAAAATCCGAAAAACGGCGTTGCACGTTACGGGCTTCAGCCTCCCCGTACACACTTTCATAGGCGGCATATGCCACGCTTTTTAAAAAATCAGGGTCCATCTTAGCACCCATTTTTTCTTCTATTAAGGCCATAATACGAGCCCCTGAAGCCCCTTCCGGGAAGCTTTCTTTTGTCTGAACCCAATGCTGAAGCTCATGTAACAAGCTTGACTGAAGCTCCGACTGAGACTGAGAGTCTCTCAGGCCAATGGTCGGCTTCCTGTACGGGCTTTCCACGCCACTCGCATACACAGCCCGCGGAGCATTCCAGACCGGCTCTCCTTTTGGTGCCGCAAGGTTTACGACTAAAACGTCTTTAATTTCAGGGTACTGCTCATATAACTCGGGGAAATCAAATATTTCGCCTACCGTAGGTATTCTGCCCCTGTTTAATTCTAAAAGATTACCTTCCTCGTCAAAGGTTACTTTTCTGTATTCGTCGCCAAGACCAAAAGCATAGCCCCTACCATAGTCCACATCTAACATCTCAACCGGACCGTCTTCTTTAAACTTAGAGTTAGCTGTGGGTATTTCAAACCGAAAAGCGGCAGTGTCACTACCTAAAACATCACTGTCAAAAAAAGCTTGTGTTGCTCTAAAAATCTCGTCCGGGGACTTGCCCATAGCTCGCAAAGATTTTGCAACCTGCTCTTTGTCCGCACCACTTAAAGATTTCCTACCGGCCATAATACCGAGCACTTCTCCGGTATCGCCCGCAGTACGCGCAATACTTATCGCCGTCCCACCAGCTACTGGCGCAGCAGCTAGAAACGGATCAAACCGATACTCTTCATTAGTCTCTGGGTCATACGCGTAGTCCGCACCCTCCATTAAGGCTTGCGCCCCAAGCATTTGTTCCTTTGGTATAGACGCAATACCCTCGGCTACCGCTGACGCAGTTTCTCCCGGCTGATCTATAAGCTGCTTAAAAAACTCTATTCCGCCTTGAATAGCTGCGGGGACCGCGGGCCGCGGTTCGCCATACACGCCCGGTGTTGTCGAAGTGTAGCGCCGACCCATATCTTCGGTGTACACGGTCCGCGGTTCTTCAATAACAGGGTATTCTACTGGGGCAAGATAACTATACGCAGCCTCTAGCCCGCCAAGAACGGGGACCCCCGAATATTGACGTTCTGACGGCGGAATCCCCGAGTATACTTTTTCGTTAGCCAACGTCCCGTCCCAAGATACTATCTAACTGTTCCATAGCCGCGGGGCTAAACGATTGGCCGCCAACTCCGGCTTTCTGGAACAGGGTGTTACGAACAGTGTCGTTACGAACAATTTGCCCGAATTGAAATCCCCGCTTCTGCTCAAACCGCTGCTTACCCATAGGTCGGCGGGGAAACTGTGGCGGAGCCAAATCTTGGTAAATATCAAACCCCTCTATGCCCGAATATTCCGGAATAGGCTGCATTGTATCTGGACCCGTTGTGTCCTCGTCTTTACCAAGGCCGGTCATTATTCCAAAGGCCGGAAACCCACCTGACTCGTCTACCTCCATGTATTCCCCAAAGCTGGGATACGTGGGCCGCGCACGACCCTCCGCGTCCAACGACTCAAGAGCTTCATCCATTAAAGGCTTTGCAAACAGGCCGCTGTCTTCATACATGTCAAAGCGACGCGGGTCCTCTGTCTCGAAGTTATACTCTTCGCCAAGGTAGTACGGTTCGGTGATCTGGTCACCCTCTGCATATTCTGGCCCGGGGTAGTCACCCGCCCCAAGCTTAACTACACTGTTTCCCATTAGTAATACGCCCTTACTTTAAGACTTTCCACATCATCACCCCAGTCGTCTGACGGTAGCTGGATAAAATTGCCCTGCCTATATCTCATAAGAGCTTGCGTCATGCTATCCACCAAATCATCGTACTCGCCATTCGGGAACGCCGCTACCTCTTCTATCAACTCGTCCGCAAAGGTAGCGTCGGGGGCCCAAACCATTCCCGCCTCAAACAAGGGGGACACAGAATGAACTCTCGTTATCTTATCATTACCCTTGCTCGGCGTAAAGTTAACAACGGGTATCCCCATGTTTCTTAACTCATGCGTGAGCGGTAGACCAGACGCTTTAGCTTCCACGATGACGGTGTCGGGGTCCCAGTAGTTATATTGCTCCAAAGCAATCTGCTTTAGCTCCGGGAAATCCCACCGCCCCTTCTTACTATCCAAAAGAATTAACCCCGGGGGCCCCCCAACGTCCTCCGGCCGAAAAACACCCCACGTGGTGATCGCTGAAAAGTCAGAGGTCTCCCGTTTGCTAAACGCTGTATCATAGCTTTGTATAACATATTCAAGGTTGGGGATGTTCTTTTTCTCCCAAGTCTTCCACCAATTTCTAGGAATAATTGCGTTCTCTTCGCCGGTAGGGTTCTGCTGGTACTGCGCGTTCCACTTGCTCGGAGGAATGGACGCCTTCACCGCCGTAAGGTCTTCGATTGACCAAAATTCCGGCCAACACGGGGTCCCGTCGTCAAAAATAGCTGGTAGCTCTACAACTTCCCACTGGTCCGCTAGAGGGTCTTTAGCCATCGCCTTCAAAAGCTGACCTGTCATATCCTTCTCTGACCACCGGGTCTGGACCAAAACAATCGACCCACCCGGCTGGAGCCTCTGCCGGGGGCCCCCTGTGTACCAGTCCCAAGCGTCGTCAAACCCGTTAGCGGACATCGCTGTCTGCTCCGAGTGCGGATCGTCAATAATTACAAGATCGCCGCCACGGCCAGCAAGATTACTGCCAACGCCAACAGCATAGTACATGCCTCCGCTAGAGGTATCCCAACGTCCAGACGCCTTACTGTCCGCAGCCAACTTAACATCAGGGAACACCTCTTTATAGCGGTCGTCGTCTAAAAGGTTTTTGGTTTTACGACCAAAGTTAACGGCAAGCTCCGTGGTGTGCGTTGCCTGAATAATTTTCATCCGCGGGTTCTTGCCCATCATCCACGCCGGAAACAAGAAGGATGCGAACTCTGACTTCGTATGACGCGGGGCCATGTTGATAATCAAGCGCTTTAGTTCGCCTTTTGCAACTCTTTCCAGCTTTTCCGCAATGATCTTGTGGTGCCGACCAGCAATAAACTCCGGCCACATAGTTTTTACAAAAATTAAAAAGTCTTCCTGACAAGCTTCATTCTTTTCGATTTGCGCGAGTCGCAGGCGAAGCTTCAACTCCTGATCGGAAACATCCATAGGGGGCCCCTGAACAAAAAAATTTATAAAATATATATGCCTGTTTTTTGCACAGTTAACAAGTTTTCCGTTTTTGCCTAAAAAATAGGCAATTTAAGCCCCGTATTTGGGCAGGAGGTGCCTAAAAAATAGGCAATGTTTCACGTGAAACAACCCATATCGTTTTTTATATAAATATTTGAGAGAAACATGGCCCTTGCCTGCGCCAGCAAAGCCTGCGGCCGCGCTGCGTGATCTTTGTAACTTGTTGATTTATCACGGTTTTTTGACCCGATATGGCGGGGCCCCGACGACGCCCCGCGCATCACGCATCATGCCCCGACGCCCGCGCATCACGCCCCGCCGCCCGCGTATCATGCGCCGCGCAATTCGCCCGGCATTTATTCGCCCGGCATCCATGCGCCGTGAAAATTTTTAAAAATACCGACGCCCGCGCCCCGCGTTTTTCGTATCGCGCCCCGCGTTTTTCGTATCGCGCCCCGCCGTGATTTTTCCGCCGTATGTTTTCAGCAATCCCCGCGCCGCCGCCCGTGGCATGATTAACTCTTTAAAACGCGCTAGGAAGCCCGACAAGCGGGCATAAGAAAAGCCCCGCTAGGTATACAGCCAAGCGGGGCTTACAGGCGTTGTATGGGGCTTAAATCGCCTTAGAAAGTAAACCCGACAAAAACGGGCGTTTCCGCCGATAAGAAAATCTCACTGTTCATATCATCGTATTTTGAAAGCGAATAATAAGCGGGCTTGCCGCGCCTTGCCTTTTCCCGAAAATTGATAACATAAACCGCCTTAGCGTCGGGCTTGCGCTTTATCAAATCGCCCGCGCCCATATTACCAAGCGCGATTTTTTGCACGGTATCGCCGTCTTTTGTTTGGATATATTCAACCATGATTAAAACCTTTCATATGATTAACGGGGCACCGTTATCGCATATAATCTCATAAAAGAAAAGCCCCGACGCAATGCGGGGCTTATTCGGGGCAAGCGGGGCGGGTTTATTCTTTTCCGATATCGCCCGCAACGTGATGCCGTAAAACAGAACGCGGGGGCAATGTTTTTACAAAAGCCCGCAACCGTTGCGCGTCGGTTAACCCGTCATCGTCGCCCGCGCTTGTCGCGTTCCAATGAATAGCAACCCGCCCGCCGTCGGCATAGCAACCGCCCGCCGCGTCGGGGTTGCCCGCTTTCTTTTTGCCCGCCCCGTGCGCGGTAAACATGACAAAAAAATCACGATTTAAGCGGGCGCATAACGGGGCTTTTTCCCCGCCGCAATTAGCGCAACCGATGCCGTCCAAATATTCAGCGGGGCAACGCACGCCCCGCACGCCAATAGCCGTTGTGTTTTTCGCGTTGCCGTTCTTTTTCCAAAAATCAGCGGGAACGACGGCGACGGCGGGAACGCCCGCCCGCGCATAAACGGCGGCGGCTTTAATTGTCGCCGCGCTGTAATTAATAACAGTTTTAACGGGGCTTAATTTATGCGCCCAAAAAAGCGGATCAAAATGCGAATAGGTAAACCCATGCCCGCCGCGCGGCTTGCTATCTAAAACCGCGTCGAGATATTCGGCGTCTATCTCCGACGGGGCGCAACCGCGCCCGCTTGCGTTCAATTCGCACGACGCGGGGCAAGTATCGTATTTATTCGCCTTGCCCGCCCGATAGGTAACGGCGCAACCCGCCGTTTTATTCGCTTGTGAAATTTTGACTGTTTTAAGCATGGTAAACCCCTTTAGAAAATTTAAAACTTTTCGGTTTATCTCATATTATCCCATATTTGTCAAATTGCATAAAAAAGCCCCGCTTTTTAGGGCGGGGCTTGTCGTCGTTATATGGGGCGATTTACGCGGCAACGGCAACCCGTTGCCAGTCGGCGGGGCGCATGGATAGCAACGCGCCGCCGCGTTGTTGCCATAAATCGACGTCGTCGGCGTCGGCCTTATGTGATACCGCCGTCACGGCGTTTATTAGGGTTGCACGGGAAAGCGGTTTTTCGCGTTCATAACCCGCTTGGCCTATCGTATCAAGCAACCCGTTTAAAACGTCGCCGGTCTCTTTTTTGGTTAACTTCATAACCGCGCCTAAATTTTCGACGACGGCGGCCTTGTCGGCGTCGGCGTCAATAACGTCGGCGGCGGCGGCTTTCATGCTTTCCAAAACGGCGTCAAAACTATCACGGCTTGAATAAACCCCGACAAGGTCACGGATTTTCAATTCAAGGGCGCGGTTGTCGGCGTCTTTTGCTTGATCGGAAAGCAAGCCCCAGTCGTCGGCGTCGCGCCCGCTTGTGATATGACTTGACCGCGTTTTGTTTTGGGTTTGCATACCGTTTAAGCAAGCCAGCGTCCATGCGATTTGATAGACCGAAACAGAACCCGCGCCGACTTCAGAATTTTGCAAGCCGATACCGTTCGCCATTACATCCCCGACGCCCGCGCCGTCGCCCGTATGGACTAGGGATTTAAGGCGCAAATATAACCGCTTGTCGGTGACGGTTGCGTTAACAACCTGAAATTGCGCGGGGCTTTCCATTAATTGCGGCAACGCCGAATTAAGCAAGTTTACATTATCGAAAGTTTTAAACTTGTCGGAAACAAAAGCCCGCAATTTACCGCGCCCGCCGTCGGTCAGGGCAAGCCCCTCATATGACCGTAACATACGCACCGACGGTTCTTTTTGCCAGATAGCGTTAATCAGGCCGTCGAATTGCTCAGAATAGCCCGCTTGCAAGCGGCGGGCGGTTCTAACATCAATCCCCGCATGACCTGCTATCTGCCCGAATGAAACGTCGTTAACGTCCAGAATAGTTGTCGGAACGCCGCCCCGCTGTTCAATAACGACTTGTGGAACGCCGTTGGCGTCGGTTGTTTTCTGCAAATCGTGCGTTGGGGCGATATAATCCGCCTGCCTTGCGTCGTCGTCGCGAACTTTTTCCATCAAACGTGTCAGGGTGTTTTGGCTGTTTTCGATTAATAGGTTCATTTTACTATTTCCCGTAGTTGTGATGGGGCTAGGCCGACGCCCCGTTAAAAAGGCCTATGCGTGTTGTCTCATATTATCGCACCCCATGCAAGCGGAAATTTTAAAAAATACTGTCGGGGGCAAAAATAAACCCCGCCGTGTCAGGGCGGGGCTTGTTTAGTTATCGACGACGCCGTCGTCGGGTTCGGGGCTTGCGGGCGTGTCTTTCCCAGTCGTCGCCATGTATCAGGCGGGCTATCCAATGCAATAAGAACATTATGCCGCCGCCCCTCTTTCATGGTTTAAACAGTCTTGTAAATTTTCAAAATAAGACTGATCGTCTGCCTCTTGTTGCGTTAACCCCTGCCCCCAATTCTTTTTGTCATCTTCACGTCGGCGCAATTCCCAGACCATACGCTCAACATTAGACAATGCCCCGCATATTTCGGGGAGATCGTTCTGGTAAGCCAGATCATACAATGCCACCAGATCAATATGAATTTTTCTTTTAACGTCAATCATCGTCCATTTCCTCTGGCTTGTAATAACAATAGAATTGACATTTCGGGCATTGCTCCGGCAATGGCGCAATATGCTCTTCGGTGTGCTTGCAGTTCAAGCATTCCATCAAGGTTTTAGTCATCACTGTCCTCCTCAAAAGTTTTAGGATAAATTTCAGTGAAGACACGCTTGGCTTTTAGCTCATCATAGGTGGCCTTGGTCACCTCGAAATGACGACCAGCCCCATAGGCCACTTCACCACAATTCCAGTACATACCTTCGGGCAGACCGTCAGAGTCATGCTCATCCAGCCCATACCAGTCTTTGGCAAGTTTTTCCATCAACTGATCTGCGTCGCCATCGGTGGCAAACAAAAAACTTTCCTCGAACTCGAACTCACCATACTGCTCGTCTATGTTTCCAATATAATATTTCATTATCACATTACCGCCTTCCAATTACGAATGCTGGGAGAGTCGTCCACCCAAATCATTCGGGTTTCTTGGTCATGCCGCAAACTTATCCATTCTGGACAACCGTCCGTAGCTAGATCAAACAACTCATGAGCCAGTTTGTCTGCGGCCTCGACCGACTCAGCGCGAACCTCGATCTGTTTCCAGACCACCGCACTTACTTCCACAAGATAGGTTTTCATCTGTCGCCCCTTTCCCAAGCTGGCTTTTCATTGCGATCTTCATCGCCAACTTCAAAGATGTTTAGCGTGTTTTCTTCGTAACGCTCTTCATGATCATCATTGGCGACAGTGAAAATCTCATGCGCCAGTTCACGGGCAGCATCCTTATCAATCGCATTGACGCGAATTGTCTTGGTGACAATGGCCTCAATCTGCACATCATAGGTTTTGGTTTCCATCGTTTTAACTCCCGTATTAGTTAACGATGCGCTACCGTATGGGATTATCTAGGACATATCAAGTCAAAAACGACATCCCAGTTAAATTTCCCTTTTTGATGGTGTATCGGCTCAACGGATTGCAGCCCGTCCATCTTTAGATCGACGGCTGCACCAGCCGGATACAAAAACAATTCGGGTTCATCAGTCGGCTTATTCTGTTTTTTGATCAATATCCATGACGGACTATGCTGGTGACGGGAAAGCCACGCCACTTGAGACGGTTGCAGGGTGACGGCGTTGCTGGTCAAAAACTTTAGTTCTACAAAATGAAACGTGCCTTGTTCATCGCACAAAAGAACATCAGGAATACCCGCGCCGATAGAATTTTCAATCCTCGTTAGAAGAAATTTCCGCGTCGATCGTTGCGTCGCCTCTTTCATTTGCTTGTAAAAGCCTGCCTCTCGCTTTACCGCGATTGCTGGCATTCGTTGTTTCTTCAGGGGTGATGTTGATTGTGACTGGGGCATAACTTTGTTTGATTTCCTCTAAAGCTTTCATCACGTCTTCTTTGCTCATGCTGTCAATCGAGCCATGACGGATTTCCGATTTGTTAACGTAAATGTCGCCCTGCGCCTGCCCCCGTCTATATTCCGCCTGCACGGCTGCGCTATATGCGCCGTTCTGCAAAGCCACATCGCGAATAGTTTGCAAATCTCTTAAATGCCTTTGATATGTTACCCCATACTTTTCGTCTAACTCGCGCCGATAGGATTGGATCGCCGCCACGACGTGCGGGGATATATGCTGGTTTGTAAGCTCATACGCTCGTGTATGTGCGGACGAAGCCGAATAGCCAGCATTGATGGCGGCCTCCCGCAAGGTTATCTGGCCGTCTTTACTTACAAGCTCTTTCACAAAAAGCTCTTGTTTGCGCGTCAGGGGCTGCTCAACGGTTGCTGGTGGCCTGCCCCGCGTTTCACGGGGCTTTCCTGTCACTTTACTTGCTGCTTTACTTGCCATAAGGATTTCACCGTTAAAAAGGTCAACTCCCATAGTTTATACAGGATATACCTATATAGGGTCAAAAATATTTTTTATAAAAAACGCGCTCAAATCACACTAAGGCCGATTTGGCATTTAACTAAAAGGTAACACCTCTGATTTCATAGTGTTACCCCTATAGTGTTACCTTTTTTTCTTTGTATTATATATGTTTAACACCAAAGGTAACGCGGTAACACCGGTAACACCTATTTTAAACAAAAATATTTTTTTTTAATTTCTCCCTATATAAGGTGATACCCGAAATAACGCTTCTGAAGAAGAGTAACCGTTCTGTGGTTTCGGCACAAAAAAGGGGCAGCCCGAAAGCTGCCCCGTGAGCCGCGGTCACTCAACCTTTTGAGCTAACCCTTTGAAGGTAAACTCTTTTCCAACATTTTCAAACCACCCTTTTTTCAGGACGACTTGAAATTCTTGGCTACTACCGAACATTTTTCGGTGGTAGTTCAAGGCTGCTTGAGCGCGGACGTAACCCAGATCGAACGTGTTGTCGGTTCCGACATCTAGTCGGCTGCCGTTACATTCCTCGATCAGGATCGAGGCAAAGCTGACGCAATCGCCCCAGTCTTTGGTTTTGTGTAACCGGCTTTGAACCGCCCAAACGGACGCGTGGTTAGTTGTATCTGGCATAGATACCTCCCATAGTGATTAACAGTTTCAAAAAGCGCACCCCGCCCATCGGGGTGAGACAATCATTCCTGATTGTTCTTATACTATAGCATACAATCCCATACTTGTCAAGCGGAAATTTTAAAAATTTCTACCGCTCTTTCCAAGCTTCCCAAATTAAAAAGGCCAGCAGGGCGAACCCGCTGACCAGATAGGTGGTTATGAAGATGTCTTCAGAGGACATCGCTAAAGCCTTTTGTTTTCGGCTCGACGATCTCCATTGCCCATTCCGCAGTCTGCTTGACGAAACATTCGTTAGGCAGCTTTTGTGCGGCCTTGTGTATCGAACGGACGGCGGACTCTAGCTGGGCTAGTTTGATTGACGTGCCTTGTTCGATCACGGCTTCTACATTATCCAGAGACATCTTGTTTCGCCTCCCCGTACTCAATGCACTCGTAACAAGCGGTCGGTTCATCGAACATTTCGGTCAGGGCTTCGCACTCTTCGCAGCCTTCGACAGGTTTAAAATCTGGGGACATAGGATTTACCCTCCTTTTG